TGGAAAATTGCTATACCAAGTAAGAGAACTCATTTCTTCTTTGGGGATTAAAAGCAGATTGAGGTTTAAGAAAGTTCCAGGTTATTCTGGTACATATGGAACTATTAGTTTTTCAACCACAAAATATGAAGTATTTACTTTACCTAGAAAGTTAGATAGGCAAAGGAATACTTTAGGACATCCAAAGAATGAACGACTTTATATTAAAGATATTCGTAAAGTTCAAACAGAACCTATGCAGTGCATTTCTGTTGATAACCCAGAACATTTATTTTTATGTGGAGATACATTTATACCAACTCACAATTCTACAACAGTAGTATCATATTTGCTTCATTATGCACTTTTCAATGATAATATAAGAATTGCGATTCTTGCAAACAAAGCAGAAACTGCAAGAGAACTACTTCAAAGATTGCAACTATCTTATGAAAATTTACCCGATTGGATGCAGCAAGGAGTTGGATCTTGGAATAAAGGATCTTTAGAATTAGAAAATGGTTCCAAAATTGTTGCAGCATCTACATCTTCGTCTGCTGTTCGGGGAAACTCTTTTAATATCATCTTTTTGGACGAATTTGCGTTTATTCCAAACCATATTGCGGAACAATTTTTCTCTTCTGTGTATCCCACGATTTCTTCAGGAAACACAACAAAGGTAATTATCATCTCAACTCCAAACGGGATGAATATGTTCTACAAACTTTGGCACGATGCTGAAAGAGGAAAAAATGGTTATGTTCCTTTGGAGGTGCATTGGTCCCAAGTTCCCGGAAGAGATGCAGAGTGGAAAAGACAAACAATTGCTAATACCAGTGAGAGACAATTTACTCAAGAATTTGAATGTGAGTTTTTGGGTTCTGTTGATACATTGATAACGGCATCAAAACTAAGGACGATGGCATATGATGACCCATTGACTAGAAGTAAAGGTTTAGATGTGTATGAAGAACCTCAGGAGAAAAATACATATTTAATGACTGTGGATGTATCTCGTGGAATGAGTAATGACTATTCTGCATTTATTGTATTTGATATAAGTCAGTTTCCATATAAAGTTGTTGCAAAATATCGCAACAATGAAATAAAACCTATGCTTTTTCCAAATATCATTCACGAAGTCGCAAAGGCATATAATAAAGCATTTGTTCTCACTGAAGTCAACGATATTGGGGAGCAAGTATCAAGCATTTTGCATTTTGATTTGGAATACGATAATATTTTAATGTGCTCTATGAGGGGAAGAGCAGGACAATTAGTTGGTCAAGGATTTTCCGGTAAAAAGACCCAACTTGGCATTAAAATGTCTAAAACAGTTAAGAAAGTGGGATGTTCAAATTTAAAAACAATTATTGAAGACGATAAACTAATAATTAAAGATTATGACATTATTAGTGAGTTAACAACATTTATTCAAAAAAATCAATCATTTGAAGCAGAAGAAGGATGCAATGATGACCTTGCAATGTGTCTAGTAATTTTTTCTTGGTTAGTTGTCCAGGATTATTTCAAGGAAATGACAGATAATGATGTGAGAAAAAGAATTTATGAAGAACAAAAAGATCAAATTGAACAAGATATGGCACCCTTTGGATTTATCAATGACGGAACAGACGAATCTAGTTTTGTTGACCAAGATGGTGATAGATGGTATCTGGATGAATATGGGGATAGATCATTTATGTGGGAATACAGATAAATGGATATAAGTGATCAATTTGAATTAGAACACTTATTTTTAACAGAAAGAAAATGTAGAGTTTGCAAAGAAAAAAAAGATTTAATTGATGGTTTTTACTTAACTCGTAAAGGAAGAGGTGATATATTGTCATCATATTCTTATGAATGTAAAATGTGTACAATTAAAAGAATCACAGAAAATAGAAAAAAAATTACAAATTCTTATTTCTGGGAATATCCCGATTGGTAATTGTTCACTGGTTGTTTCCCCATCTTAAGGTGTTTAATTTATAAATACTTCTAGGCAAAATGAACTTCTTAAAGAGGGGAAAAAAATGGCGTTAAATTTAGTATCACCTGGCGTCAATATTAGAGAAGTTGACTTAACTATTGGTGGAGTTACCGCTGGATCAAATCAGGTAGGTGCTATCGCTGGTCCTTTTCAGAAAGGTCCTGTTAATGAACCTATTTTAATTGAAACTGAAAATGATTTACTAAATGTTTTTGGTAAACCAATTTCTTCAGACAGCCAATACGAATATTGGTTGAGTGCATCATCTTTTCTTTCTTATGGTGGAATCTTAAGAGTTGTAAGATGTGATGGAGATAACCTAAAAACAGCAAATGCTGGAGTTGCAGGGACAGCAAATTTAAAAATTGAATCCGTAGAAGATTATGATAACAACCATACTTCAGATACTGATTGGTATTGGGCATCAAGAAATCCAGGTTCTTGGGCAAATAAATTAAAAGTCTGCGTAATTGATGGTCTCGCAGATCAAAGAATTGCAATTAGTACTTCTGGTCTTGAAGTTGGATATGGTGTTAGTACATCATACATCAGATCATTTGCTGGTATTGGAACTACTTCCTCAGAAACAGGAGTTTTAAAAGGAATTATTACTCAAGTCAATAGTAGTTCAATAGATGTAAAAATTCTCAGTAAAAATGTTGCTGGTGTTGATAGTGAAGTTTCATACCAACAAGGTGGTATATATGAATTTAAAGCAGCAGATTCTGTAGGAATTAATAGTGGAGGAACACTTGTTAGAGTAGAATCTTCATCAGTCAGCAATATCTCTGTTGTTGTTTCGACTGGTTCTTCCGTCGTTCTTCCTGGTCCTTCTGTCACTGGGGCAACACCATTTGCAAGTGCTGGATATACTGTTGGTCAATTTGTAAAATCCATTTCAGGAAGTCTAGTACCAGGAAATACGATTGTTGGTTTTGGTACAACAAACGTTAATGGATCTACACAAGATACTTTACTCTTGTCTGATGGTGGAACAATAACTGGTGGAACTTCTACTATTGGTGTCTTTAATGCCACCACTTCAATATCTGCACCTTTAGATTGGTATGATCAGCAAACTCTTGGGTTAGAAAATTCAACTGTTTATTGGAAAAATATTGCACCAAAACCTGGAACATCTCAATATGCTTCAGAAAGAAGTTCAAAGAATGATGAAATTAATATCGTTGTTGTGGATGACACTGGAGCAGTTACTGGTGTAGTTGGAAATATCTTAGAGAAATATCAAAGAGTTTCTAAAGCATCTGATGGTAGAATTTCACCAAATCAAGCAATTTACTATAAAGATATAATCATAAGACAATCACAATATGTTTTTGTTGGTTTTGCTGAAACTGGAACAAAAACTAAGTTTTCTACTCTATCTGGATATGGTGATGCACCTAATACTACTTGGGGACTAGAAACACAAGGAAATACATTTAATTGTGTTGGTGCAAAAACTTATACTTTGTCTGGTGGTGCAGACTATTCTGGCACATCCAATGTTGGTGGATATTCAGTAGAGTTATCTGATGTAATTTCTTCGTACAGAAAATTCACAAATCCAGCAGAATATTCTATTGATTATTTGATCAGTGGTCCCTCAGGTGGAACTACAGTTAATGAATCTCAAGCAAAAGCAAATGAGTTAATTGCGATTGCAGATTTGCGTAAAGATTGCATTGCAGTTATTTCTCCACACAGATCTGGTGTAGTTAATGTATCAAACTCAGAGACTCAAACTAATAATATAATTGAATTTTTTGATCCATTAACATCATCATCTTATGCTGTATTTGATAGTGGATACAAATATACTTACGATAGGTTTAATTCTACATTTAGATATATTCCTTGCAATGCCGATGTTGCTGGAGCAATGGCAAGAACTGCTAATAATTCTTTCCCTTGGTACTCTCCAGCAGGTGCCAATAGAGGAGCAATTAATAACGCAACTAAACTTGCATATAATCCATCACAAGCACAAAGAGATAGATTATATACGAGAAGAATTAATCCAATTATATTCTCCCAAGGTTCTGGAATTATTCTTTTTGGTGACAAAACTGCATTATCTTATACCTCAGCATTTGATAGAATTAACGTTCGTCGTTTGTTCTTGACTATTGAAAAAGCAATTGAAAGAGCAGCAAGAGCACAACTCTTTGAGTTTAATGATTTGATTACCAGATCAAACTTTATTAATATTGTTGAACCATATCTTCGTGACGTAAAAGCAAAAAGAGGTATTACTGATTTTGTTGTAATTTGTGATGAGACTAATAATACTCCAGATGTTATTGACTCCAATCAATTTAAAGCTGACATTTACGTCAAACCAGCAAGAAGTATTAACTTCATTGGATTGACCTTCGTTGCTACTCGTACTGGAGTCAGTTTTGAAGAAGTTATCGGTACTGTTTAATTAAACGAGGTAAAATCAAATGTCCACAAATACAAATAGAGCAACTGGTGGTAAAATTTCTCCATCATCAAGAACTTTAAACGATTTCAAGAGTAGATTAACTGGTGGTGGTGCAAGACCCAATCTGTTTGAATGTGAGATTAATTTCCCATCAGCAGCATCAGGAGAAGATACCGGATTACCCGAATATACTAGATTTCTTGTAAAGGCAGCAAATTTGCCAGCATCTACATTAAGTGTAATTGACATCCCATTTAGAGGAAGAAATCTCAAAATCGCAGGTGACAGAACGTTTGATCCTTGGTCAATTACAGTAATTAATGATACTGATTTTAGAATTAGAAATGCGTTTGAAAAATGGATGAATTACATCAACAAACACGAAGACAATTCCGGACAAACCGATCCAGTATCTTATCAACAAACTATGAAAGTCTATCAACTTGGTAGAGCAAAAGTTGGGGAAAATATGCAATCTGATTCGGAAATGCCAATTTTAAAAGCATATGAATTTTATGGAACTTTTCCCACATCAGTAAGTGCTATTGATTTGTCATATGATTCTACAGATACAATTGAGGAATTCACTGTGGATCTTCAGGTACAATGGTGGGATGCGTTGGACTCAACTGGAAATACTCTTCTTGGTTCTAATAGAACAGAAATTTTTGATACCAACTCAGTAAGTACTGGACAATTTTAATAGGTCTAAATAGAATATAAGACTTAATCATTACTATGGCAAAATTATTTGGATTTAAAATAAAAGATACGGGAGACAATAATTCCAAAGGGATTATGTCTCCCATTCCTCGTAATGATGAGGATAAATCTGATTTTTATATTTCTAGTGGTTTTTATGGTCAATACGTAGATATTGAAGGTGTCTATAAGACAGAAGCAGATTTAATCAGAAGATATCGTGAGATGTCTTTGCATCCAGAGTGCGATAGTGCGATTGAAGATATCGTAAATGAAGCAATAGTATCTGACCTAAATGATTCTCCGGTAGAAATAGAACTTTCAAATCTTCCAGCATCTGATAAACTAAAGGATATTATTAGGGAAGAATTTAAATACATTAAAGAGATTATGGACTTTGATAAAAAGTGCCACGAAATCTTTAGAAACTGGTATATTGATGGAAGAATTTATTATCATAAAGTAATTGATTTAAAAAAACCAAATGAGGGCATCAAAGAAATTAGGTACATTGATGCCCTTAAAATTAAATATGTAAGGAAATTAAAAAAGGGTAATAATGATGCATTTGGTGTTGATTATCGTCAATTTGTAAATGGAAAAAATAAAGTTGATTTTTCAAATCAAGAACTTGAAGAGTACTATATGTACGATCCAAATATCGGGTCGTCTCAAAATGCAACATACAAATCTTCGGATGTTAATAGTGTAAAAATTGCAAAGGATGCGATTGTTTACGTAACTTCTGGTTTAGTTGATCGCAATAAACAAACCGTACTTTCTTTTTTACATAAAGCAATTAAGTCACTCAATCAATTAAGAATGATTGAAGATAGTCTTGTAATTTATAGACTATCTCGTGCTCCAGAAAGAAGAATTTTTTATATTGATGTAGGAAATCTCCCTAAGATTAAAGCAGAACAGTATCTGCGTGATGTAATGAATCGTTATCGCAATAAACTTGTTTATGATGCCAATACTGGAGAAATCCGTGATGATCGTAAATATATGGCAATGCTTGAGGACTTTTGGCTTCCAAGAAGAGAAGGTGGTCGTGGTACAGAAATTACCACTCTTCCTGGTGGTCAAAATCTTGGAGAACTTGCCGACATTGAATATTTCCAGAAAAAACTTTATGATTCTTTAGGTGTTCCCCCAACTCGTCTTGATGCTGGTGGTGGATTTAATCTTGGACGTTCATCAGAAATTCTTAGAGATGAACTCAAATTTACAAGATTTGTTGGAAGATTGAGAAAAAGATTTTCCCAAATCTTTATTGATATGCTTAGAACTCAATTGATTCTTAAAAATATTGTCACCCCAGAGGATTGGAATAGATTGGGTGACCACATTCAATTTGATTATGTTTATGATAATCATTTTTCAGATTTAAAGAAAAATGAGTTAATGAATGATAAATTGGGTGTCGTTGCTGCAATGGAACCATATGTTGGTCGTTATTTTTCATCTCAGTATGTAAGATCAAAAATACTTGGGCAATCTGATAGTGAGATTATAGAAATAGATAAGCAAATTAAAAAGGAAATTAAAGAAGGAATCATTCCAGACCCCGCATTAGCAATGAATCCTATGATGGGTGTGCCGACAGATCAACAATCTCAAAATAATATGGGAAATATACCTCAAGAAGGAGGACTGACTGATGCTCAAACTGGAGTTGAATTGGGAAGTCAAGGAGAGATATAAATAAAAATAGTTAATTTTGCATAATTATGGAAGAATTAGTAGATATGATTGCTGGAGATTCAGCACCATCAGATATTTCAGATAAAATTAAACAAATATTATTCGCAAAATCAACAGAAAAAATTGATTTTGTTAGACCTGAAATTTCCGCATCAATGTTTGATCTAGAAGACGAATGATATGAAATCATTCAAGCAGTTCATCTCGGAATCAATTAATATTTCCGGAGATTTCAATGGAAATCTTTACATTAATGGTTCCGAGAATCAATCGGAACCAGTTGGTGAATCATTTGTTGCAGATGTAGTTTGGGAAGGAAAACTATATCGTCTTGAAATTGAAGGCAATGTGATGGATAAAAATGCACTTGCAGAACAACTCCAAGGAGAGTATCCGGGTGTAATCGTTCATAACATTTATCCTCAAACAACAAGTTCTTTAAAAATTAAAAATTCGCAAAGATACCAACCAGAAAGATTAATTTGGACTGATTAATAATGGCTCAGTGGAATAAGACTACACAAGATTATTTAAACCAAGAAAGAACTTTGCATGAGGTTTATCTTCGTGCTGATGAGTATGGAAATATTCTGAATGAAAGTGCTTGTGCTCAATCTGCGTTTGGAGAAAATCTAGCAATTCCTCTTTCACCAAAAATTCAAGGTGATGCGATTTATGGATTGGACCCAAGAAACTTTGAGACTTTTAAGTATTCTAATAGTGGAATTGCAACTCACGAAAATAATACTTTCAAGGTTGGTTGTGGGACAGATGCAAATTCTTATGGAGTTATAAGAAGCAACAACTTTCTTAGGTATCGTCCAGGTCAAGGTGTAGTTGGAAGATTTACTGCATCATTTTCTGATAACCCAGTAGGTTTTACTCAAAGAGCAGGATTTTTTAATCAAGAAAATGCTCTTCAAATTGGTTATGCCCATACAAATGGACAGTTTGGCATCCTTCGTGCGAATGGTGGTAAGACGCACATTCACCAATTTACATTTTCTGCTCTTGCTGATGGTAATGTAACTGTTACCGTAAATGGAACTGCATTTACTGCGGTAACTCTAAACACTGGAAATCTTGCAGGAAATATTGCACAACTCGTTCAAGGATTAAGAGCACAAGCACTCTTTAATGCTTTATTCTTAGCAGAATACGACCAAACAAAAATTACTTTTCTCGCAACATCATTAGGAGCACAAACAGGAACTAATAATATAACAAGCACCACAACAGTTACTTTTACTCACGCAGATTTGCAAATTGGTGCGGCACAAACAGAAAACTGGACCTTCCAAGAAGATTTTAATTTAGACAAACTTGATGGAACTGGATACTCTGGTGTTACTCTGGACCCATCAAAACTGAATGTTTTTCAAATTAACTTCCGTTGGTTGGGTGCTGGTGAAATTAGATATGCAATAGAAAATCCCCTCAATGGGGATATGTTCTTCTTCCATCACGAACACTATTCCAATAGATACACAACTCCACACTTAGACAATCCATCCCTCAAACTTGGATATGTTGCAGCAAATCTTGGTTCTCCTACAAGTGGTGTTGTAACTTGTAGAGGCGCATCATTTATGGGTGCTGTTGAAGGTGATATTTCTCAGACCAGATTACCTTATTCTGCAACAGGTCAAAGAACTGATTCAATGAACTCTCCAAATTCTTTGTATCACATTTTATCAGTTAAAAATAAATTAGTTCTTCAAGGAAAAGTAAATACAAGAGATTTAATTCCAAAGAAGATTACTGCTTCTGTGAATACTGTTGGAGACCCAGCAATCTTATATGTTTATGTAAATCCAAATCTTACAAATGCTTTGAGGTGGATTAGTACAAATGATTATAATGCATCTCTTTATGCAACTCAAAGTACTGCAGGATTATTCACTATGAGTGCATCTCAAACATATCAACCAGTAGCAGCATTCCATATTTCAAATGGAGATACTTTGAATGTCGACTTGACGAATTTGGGTATTGATATTCCACCCAATAGTTTCATCAGTCTTTTTATGACTTCTACAAGTAATATGACTTCTGCTAAGGCATCATTGATTTATGTAGAAGACTAATAATAATAAATAACTAATAAAGTCTTTATTATAAAAATGCAAAGGACAAAATTAATAGAATCTGAAGTTGGATTGGGAACAGATTTAGATAATGGTTCTACAGTTTCAAATGCAACTGTACTTAGAGTTTATAATGGTTCTGGTAATGTAGCTACTGTAAGTATTGCAAAAAGCACTCCGGATGGATACACAGGAATTTCCACAGTATCTCTTCCAATTGCACAAGTTGAATTTTTTGAAAAAATGGGTGCAGATCTTATATGGGCATCGGCATCAACAGTAAAAGCAGCAAAAGTAGGATTTACCAACTAAGAACAATGAAACTAATCACAGAAGAAATCGAAAAGGTAAAGGTCATTACTGAAGAAAAAAATGGAGTAAAATCTCTTTTTATTGAGGGTGTTTTCCTTCAAGCAGACCAACCAAATAGAAATAAAAGACTTTATGAAATGAAAACTCTCGAAAGAGAAGTTAAAAGATATAATGAAAATTTTATTCAAAAGGGTCGTGCTCTTGGTGAACTTGGTCACCCAGATGGACCAACTTTAAACCTTGATAGAGTTTCTCATAAAATTGTTTGTCTTGAAAGAGATGGAAGCAATTTCATCGGAAAAGCAAAAATTCTTGATACCCCAATGGGAAAAATTGCTTCTTCACTTTTAGGTGAGGGTGTAATGCTTGGAGTTTCTTCTCGTGGTGTTGGTTCATTAATTCCAACAAATGAAGGTTATTCTTTAGTTGGTGAAGACTTTATGCTTGCAACTGCAGCAGATATTGTTGCTGATCCTTCTGCACCTGATGCATTTGTGAATGGAATTATGGAAGGAAAAGAGTGGGTTTATGATTCAAATAAAAAATCTTGGGTTTCAGAATCAATTAAAAACATCATCGAAAAAGATGTAAGACAAAGAAAATTAACTGAACAAAGAAAATTACAGCACTTTGAAAAGTTCTTAGGTATGCTTTAATTTTGTATATTAAAATTCTAAATTATAAATAAATATAGATTTAAGATATTAGTTAAATCGGAGAGTTCAAATGTCCCGTGGTAAAAACTTACAAGAAATGGAATCAGACACAAAACAATCTAGAACTGCTGTAAATGCTGGTGCAAAACCAGCAGAACCAATGCCAAAATTGACCACGGGAATTCCTGATGGTCAAACTGGTAGTTGGGAAGATCTCGGTGGACCTACACCAGAAAACTATCGTTCAGATGACGATTCTTCAAAACTAAAAGACCCATCTACAACTCTTAAGCAAGTAAAAGATGTCGTAACCAAAGGTGCGAAAGCAGCTGAGGCTATGAAAAAGATGGCTTCACCAGTTAAAGAATCCTCAGAAGAGGATGAAGACGAAGAATTAGTTGAAGGTGAATATGAAGAAGATGATGAAGTAGTTACAGAAGCTAAGCATAAGTCTGAAGAAGACGAAGAAGACGAAGAGGATGAAGATGATGAAGAGGATGAAGAGGATGAGGACGAAAAAGCAAAAGCAATGAAAGAAGCTTTTGCAGAAATTGAAGAAGAAATTCAAGAAGATGTTTCTGCACTTCTTTCTGGTGAAGATCTCTCCGAAGAATTTAGAGATAAAGCAAAATTAGTTTTTGAATCTGCTTTAAATGCTAGAACACAGCAAATTGAAGAAGCAATTCAATATCATTATGAGCAAAGACTTGTAGAAGAAGTCGAATTTATTAAAGAAGAATTAACTGAAAGACTCGATTCCTACCTTGAGTATGTTGCCGATGAGTGGGTTCAGGAAAATGCTCTTGCAATTGATCAAGGCATTAAGTCTGAAATGACCGAATCATTCCTCCAAGGAATGAAGAGTCTTTTTGAAGAACATTATGTAACAATTCCTGAAGAAAAATATGATGTTATTGAGAGTATGGTAGATAAACTTGATGAAATGGAGACAAAACTCAACGAGCAAATCGAAAGAAACGTTGCTCTAAATAAGAGATTAGCAGAATCAGTTACTGATGTAATCTTTGCCGAAGTTACTGAGGGTCTTGCTCTTTCGCAGAAAGACAAACTTGCTTCTCTTGCCGAAAATGTTGAGTTTGATAGTGAAGAAGACTATCGTGAGAAACTAGTGACTTTGAGGGAATCATATTTCCCAAGATATACTAGTGCTCAACTAGACAACTCAGATTATATCTCAGAGGGTATGGAGTACCATCAAGAAGTTTCTGGGTCAATGGCTCACTATCTTGATGCACTCGGAAGAGTTTCTAAGAAGTGATTTTTAAATTATAACCAATCAAACTAAAACTTTTTAAAGAGGTAAAAAAAATGCAAATGTTCAATGCAGAGCATCTGCAGGAGAAGTGGTCACCACTCCTTGATTATCAGGGTTTAGACCCAATCAAAGATTCAC